CGCTTCAATAAGCATTTGACTCTTGATAACTTGGTAATATTTAACAACTTGAACACTAAGTGGCACTTCACGGGTCTGATACATCACAGGCGGTAAGTCCAAACATTGGGCTTTCTCAAAACGAATTGCTGGTTGTAGCGCGTTGTAGACATCTTGCCGTGCATTGGGCTTTGGCACATACTTAAAGCGGGTTACTTGGTGCATTACTTTATCCCGCCATGACGTAAAATACTTAGGTACATTCCCAGGAGATACAAGCTTTGCAAGCCCAAACGCATCAAGCGGGGACTGCGAAGCAGGTGTGCCAGTAAGCATCCAAAGTTTTGTTGAGGGCTTCATTATTTTTGCTAGTGTTTTCCATCTTTTGGTCGTAACTGTTTTATAAGCGTTTGCTTCATCAATTACTATTAGGTCAAACCCTAGTTTACTTATTTCTTCTTTAACAATGTTCACACCATCATAGTTAATGATGACAAACTCATAGACTCCGTTAAGAACTTTCTTGCGTTTATCTGCATCGCCATAAGCTACAGCTACGCTTCTGTGCATGGCAGTTTTAAAGATATCTGCTTGCCACGCTGAATACATAATAGATAGTGGGCAGATGATTAAAACGCGCTTAATCAAGCCTTGTGTCATCAAATAGTCAGCAGCCCATATAACCGATGAAGTCTTGCCTGTACCCGCTTCATTAAAGCAGAATGCGCGTTGTTGTAGTGAAAGGAATGAGGCAGTAGTTTCTTGATGTTTGAATGGTGTGTACATTCCAGGCCAAGCGTAATCTCTTTGCATCGGTGAAGGAACTTTATCCCCACAGACTTTTACCATGTGTTGCATCTCTTCAATGCCCCAATACACTAAAACTTCTGCTTGATCGCCGTTGTCTTCTATGACTTCGCTTTTTTCTAGATAGTCCGTAATCAGGTTGACTCGATCTGATTTGACTCTAAATTTAACGGCTTGGTTATCAACTATTTCCACAACTGTCCTTTAACTAAAATTTAACTGTGACCCCTTACGGGGGTTAGTCGGTCAAGCCTGTCACGCCAAGGAGAAGCCAAATGAATTAACTTCGAGCGCCGCCCAACTGACACGGTTATAAGGGGAAGTCAATACCCTACCGCCCACTCATGCCTTACAGCGGATACTTACTTTTTAGGTTTTATTACCTTGCTTAGTTTCTTATCGCCTTTTTCACCCTTGGCTTTTTCAGAAACTAAATTACCTTTTGAATCTCTTTTAAACGAGCGGTTACCGTGCGCGCTCTCAATAAACAAACCAGCTTTATTTGAACCACCTTTGTCCAAAGCTTTAACGTGAGCCACATCTTTGCCTTCACGAATATCCGCTTTACCGTTTTTGTTTTTATCTGCAAATTGTTTATCAACTGCTCTGCGAGCGCGTTGTCTTTCCATTCGACGTTCATGTTCGCCACGGGCTTTCTCTTGTTGGTATTCTTTAGCATAGGGTCTAGGTTTATTAACGTAAGGCATTATTAGTTCTTTCTCTTTTAATTGTTAAGAGAGCATCTTTAGTCCAACCTTGTTTTATACGCAGTCTTAAAGTGCTTGCTGGTACATCATTTAATTTAGCATAAGCTTCAAGGCTCATACCATTTAGCGAAAAAACGCACCTACGATTAGCAGACTGTTCTACTTTTGGTAGCCATCTACAATTACTAGGCTCATAGTTTCCATCACTATCTATTCTATCTATTGACCCATTTTTAAAAGGACATTTACCCATATCGTCAAAAAAGTTTTGAAAGTTTGCCCATCTTTCACAGATAGTTATGCCCCTACCACCATACAAATGATATTTTGGATGCTTTGTATAAAGACAGCGCTTCTTCATTGCAGTCCATACGCTAAACTCAAAAGAATTAGTCATTCCGTGTGTACGCATCATCTTTCCTTATGAAACTCGCAGGTCTTAACAGGACACCACGGGCAAAGAGGGCTAGGATTTGGATTCCATACATCATTTTCGTAGGATATGTTTAATCTTTCAAGGTCTGTACTAAATTGATTCCACAACTTAGGAATCTGATCCCGTGTGTATTCTTCGTCTATGAAACTCTCGTGCATCACAAACAGCAGACCAGCTTTGATATGCTTGACTTCGGGAAAATGCTCAAAGGTCATTAGCGCCATCAGCTTTAACTGTTTGGGGTCAGGGTAGCGATTTGAGCCAGTCTTGTAGTCCACAATAAATGCTCGCTCACCATCCACAATCAGCAAGTCTACGATGCCGCGTACCCAATAGCCCTTACCAAAAGCACACGCTTTTTTATTGGCATCAAGTCCCATTCTATGTTCGGGATACTTGACCCCAGGGATTTCCCTAAGTGAATCTAGTACAGGCTGAAACCGCTTATAGTTTTCAGCTAAGGGTTTACCCTCACCTACATAGTCTTCACAGGCTTTATGGACTTCCGTGCCATAACGCATTTGTTCGGTTGGGTATTTAACAAAGTGCTTTAATACTTTAACTTCCTGATACTGCTTAGGACAGTTAACGTAGTCTTTAAGAGAGGAGAATGACCAAGTAAAGTTCATGTTTACATATTACAACAAATCGTCTTTGTTGTATCCCCTTTTAAACAACTCTTTTCGAATTTTTTTAAATGCACTAGCTTCTATATTGCGCACAGTCTGACGACTAACTCCCATAACTGATGCTATATCTTCTTGAGTCATCAACGGTGTTGGCTCCTCATCAACTTCAATAAAACCTACAAAAGGAATAGGCTCTCTCATTTCATTGCCTTTTTCTTGATGCCAACGGCTCTACGAAGATCATGACTATGAAGTTTTTTACCGACTGACTTTGGAACTTCGCCAGCAGCTTCAGCTACTTTTGCGGCACGTTTGCGATTAGCAATCTCACCATCGGACAAAACAAATTCATGTTTAGCGCCCTTTGCTTTCTTACCTTCTTTCGCAATCAACTCATCATGTGAATATGACTTGTTTGGAGCTTTAACTATTTTGCCCGATTTTTCTTTGATGGCGGGGGCTTTTACCGTCAATTTTTTAGATGCCATACTAGACTCCTTTAAGGATGTTTGGGTTAATTGCCCCAATGTTTTCAAGGTTCCGATCAGGGTAATCGTTTTTCAATAATACATACTGCATACTAGCAATCCTAGCACTTCTTTTACAATCAGATTGTACTTGTATCCACGGACATTCTTTAGTGCTAGTCTTATCAAGCATCTGTATTTTTGCTTTGGTATATTCATCCCACATAGTCTGACTAGCAATATCTATCGGGCTGAGTTTGCCTTGCTTGAGCGGGTGCGTTTCACGTTCTTGGAAGCGACGGGCTTGCTCTTTTTTGCTGACGGAGTACCAGAACTTGATAATTTTAATTCCTCCTTCGACCCAGATTTTTTCAAGAACGGGCGTTTCTTTGAAGAACTGCTTGGTTTGGTTAACTGTGCAGAAACCCATGACAGGCTCGACTCCTGCTCGGTTGTACCATGACCTGTCCCAGAACGTGATTTCTCCTGCTTTAGGAAACTCTTTGATGTAGCGTTGCCAGTACCACTCTTTCGCTTCTTGCTCTGTGGGCTTGGAGAGGGCAACGACTCTTGCGGTTCTTGGGTTGAGGTGTTCCATGAATCGCTTAATTGACCCACCTTTACCTGCGGCATCGCGCCCTTCAAAAATAATGATATGTTGTGTATTAGTTTCTTTAACATGGTTTTGCCATTTCAAAAGTTCTACTTGTAATAAATACTTTTTTGCCTCGTACTCCTTGAGACTAATCAAGTTCCGTGGTGATTCTTCTGACTGATCTATTGTACTCACGCTTTCCACTCCTCCATCTCACCATAATTCTTACCAAAGTGAGCTTCACAAGCTACTGGTAAACCCTTAGCCCAGTCAGGTGGTGTAGACATGACCTCGACGATCCATGCACAAGCCTCATCTACTTCATCCTCGGGAACTACGCACACCGCCGCATCATGCACAGTTAGCACGGGTCGATAGCGCTCAGTTAATTTAATCATTTGCTGACCTACAATAATCCGTGCCAATCCTTGAACTACATTTTCCACAACTGAACCGCCCCATAGAGACACGGGGCCTTTGCGTGACTTGTATTGGTATCTGCCATTAGACTCATCAGTGATCTGTAAATCAGGGTAGCGAATGTATAACCCGTTCGGTAATTGCAGTCCTTCTTGGGTGACTCGCACACATTTGTGTTTGCCATAATAAAAGGGTTTTTGTTTGGGTTGCCAGTCAGCCATAATCTTTAGAGCTTTGTCGCCTTCTCGCCATAGTTTGACAATCATGTCGTTGGTGTCTCTGTATAGATTAACTATTTCCTTACACTTATCCTCTGTGAGGTCTGCGCCTGGCGGACTAGTCTTTAGTGTGTGCTGTAACTTTAATGCGCCAGTCCCATATCCAAGCCCGAGGATGCAAGTCTTTCCAACAAAACGTTCGACAGGATTCGCTTTAGTGATGTGTTGGTCATAGATGGAGCTTGCAAATATAGAGTACACATCGTCGTTATTGGCAAACTGTTTAACAATATCATCTTGCCCCGCAAGCCATGCAAGCACACGAGCTTCGATCTGAGACGAGTCGCAGTTGATAACCGCATACCCTTCGGGGGCGACCACCGCATTTTTAAGTGCCTTTTTCTTTTTATCCCGTGACGGTAAGTTCTGAAAGTTGACCTTATCCGACCCCGCCCACCGCCCCGTATGAGCGCCATAGTACTTAAGTGGTATAGGTAACCTTCCTTTGTTTCTCGATCCCACGTCAATGAATCGTTCAATTCTGCTCTCCTCAATAGTTGATTTTGTTCCCAGTCGCACGGCAGCGAGTTGTTGGACGATTGGGTCTTCGTGTTCTGTTAGCGCTATAAACCCTTCGTCATTTTTTGCCAGCGCAAAGGTCTGCTTGCCAGTTGTCTTGCTCTCTTTCATCGGTGGCTCGACTCCAAACTCCTTTAGCACGGCAGCGAATTGTTTATTACTGGCTAACTTCTTGCGTACTTGCTCTTCGTTCTCACATTGCAAGGTAGCTTTGAGTGTCCCTAATAACTGTAATTTCTCATGCTTAAGTTCCTCTAGTCGGTCATTGAGTAGCGCATCGTCAACCTCTAGGATTGGATTGATAAACATTTTTAAAGTCATATCTATCAAAAGCAACTCATCAGGTGGAAACGCGCTCGACAATACTTGGAAGAGCTTAAAAGTTAACTCCACGTCGTTGATGCAGTATGAGCCGTAGGCTGTGAGTTCGGCGGAAGTGAAACCAGTTATTTGCTTACCTTCTGCCAACACAACCTCGTGACCCTTAACACCTAGCTTATAACGCTCGGCAAGATAGGATAAAGAACCCCCGACATCCACACCATGAATTGCACGACCCATGCAAAGCGTGTCTAAATAAAAAGATGGCTTGATGCCAAACTTCCACGCAAGAATAGAGCCATCAAATAAAGTATTGTGGCAAAGCAAAGCAGAATCTTTCCACGGGAGTGTGGAAAGGTATTTTTGGATGTCGAGGTGTGAACCAGAAAACCATTCAGTCACACCCTCACCTATCTTGACACCAACACCGATTACTTCAAAGCGCTTGTCTCTGATGTATTCCTCAGTCGTCTGATGCTTAAAACCAAGTTTGATCTTGGAGTCGTAGTAGGTTTCAAAGTCTAGGGTAATTAGATTCATATTGGTGAAAAGTATTGGTGAAGTTTGCCGTACAAAGTTTTACTTCTTTTTTCTCGCTCTTGCTCTCTATCCTTCCTTGCTTGTTGTCTAATTTTTAATTCATCCATCATCGCTTTTAATTGCGCCTCTGCAAGCTGAGTCTGTCCTAGCGTTATAGAACTAGTAGCATTGTTAAATGATACTGTTGACTGCCCCGCACCGCCCATCGTAGTCATGGTTAACGGCGCTGACCCTGAGTGGTATGGATTGGTGCTGGTGATTCTGACTGGCTTTCCCATTTCACTCACTTCGTCCTCGCCAGTAAGTGCTTTCATGATGCGCTCGGTAAAGTTCTCACGTCTCGCATCGTTAAACGCTGTCCTGACCGCTTGCTTTTCTTCATCGGTAAAGTACTCTGTATTAAGAACCTCACTCAAGAAAGGACTCCATTTGTTCTGATGATTTGAGCCATACATGCTAGGGTCTACCCCAAAATACTCGGGGTTATCTTTAAGTCTTTGTAAAAGTATTTCAACTCCTGAGTTCATATCTCGCCTTTCGCTCTCTTGATTGCCATGCGTTGCGCTGGGCTAAAACCATCCTCAGCCATGTCTTCGTCTTTGTCTGCTAAATCAGCAAACCTAGTGCCAGTAGGAAATTGAGGAACAGTTTTAATCGCATGACGACGTGCTAGTTTACGTTCCTCATCCTCTTCACCAATGAGTCTTTGCATGATGAGTTCGGTAAACTGTTGCTGACGGCACTCTCTCATCTTCTTGTCTAAAGCCATTAAATCGTCTTTATCAAGATCATTTGCAAAATCCATAATGAGCGAGCGCCACCGACTGTCGGTAAAGAACTCTTCGGGATGCGTCTCCATTCTCGCTAATAATATTTCTACTCCGCCGTTCATACCTTGTATCTCCCTTTACCAGCATAAGAAATTGCACTACCTTGAGCTTTTGCTACCGCACGACCGAACGGGCTATCGTCTTCTTCTGTCTCGCACTCTTCTTCTTGTGGTGGGACTAGCGTCTGCAACACCATCTGATTAAACTCGTTCTTGCGAATCTGTTTAATCTTGTCAAAGATCATGCCCTTCTCGGTCTCGTTCATAGCGTCTCGGAAATAATCTTTATAGATGAACTTCCACTTCTCACTATTGGCATGGAACTCCTCGGGGTGCGTGTCCATCCTTGCCAGCACGATGCCTACACCGCCACCGCAGATACCAGCTAGGTCAACGCTTTCTTCTTCCATCTTTTTAATGTCTTCACTCATTTACTTCTCCTTAAATAACGTCTTGTATAGTTACAAAAAAGGGAGCAAGGCATAGCCTAAACTCCCTCGGGTTTACTTCTTACTTAGTTTGCCAACTTCACGATTGAGATACCATTGGGCTTTCTTCAAATCTTCTAACTTGTTCCCCTTGTGGTCTGCACGAGTAATATACTTCACCACATTACCGAGGTTATAGTTAAGAGACTTTGCTTCGATGAAATCAATCGTCTCGATCCCGCCTGTCTTGTAGTGGGGTGGGTGATTGACGTTATCTTGGAAGTTAGCAATTCTCTGTTTTTTATTACCATAAGCATCATAGGCAATTCGTGGAAGAGGTAGCTTTTTAAATTCTTGCTCTGTTAGCTTACTTGGTCTTCCACGCTTGGGTGGATCACTAAATAGCGCCAAAGACATCTGACCATTAGGCACGTTAGTGCTAGGTTTAGACTGTGCTACCTTCTTTGATTTATGAATTATCTGATACACGCTATTGGGTGTAACACCAATCGCCTTTGCTACTTCGATTGCTTTTGCATTAGGATTGTTCTTAACATAAGCCAATACCTTTGCGGTTTTAGTTAACTTCTTCATCTTTACTTCTCCTTTTAGGTTTTACTGCGGTTATCCCGATGTCGGGGGTTTTACTTCTTGCTTCAATCATTCTGTCTGCGAGGGTATATGCCCTTTCTGCTATCTCGTGGTTAATCGTGTGGTCATCTTTATATGCCGTAATTAAACCCATCAACGCAAACATCGCAAAACAATCTCTTAGGTCTTGTTCATTCATTGGTTAAGTCTCGATTCTTTTTAAATAAGTAATCTGTTCGGTACTCGGATGGTGGAACAAAACCATGTCGCTTAAAAGTCTTCATTACATCAGCGCCTTTAGTCCAAACAAACTTGGAGTTAGTGTCGGTTAAACGTGGCTTGACTTCTTTCTTGGGTGGTTCTGTTACTACTTGTGGGCGAAATACTCGTGATAGTTTCATGTTGCCTCTCCTTTAAAAGTGTTTCCATTAACGCAATCGCACGATTGAAGCCAGTCACATAAGCTTTCTCTTGTTGAGGACTGAATCGTGACTCTTCCCATTGACGCTCTAGTGCGCACCACTTACGATACTCTTCCGTCGCTCTCATATTTTCTCCCTGTTACTAGACTTGGTACTAAACGGAACTCATCAATGCGGTGTTGCATCGGATGAGGTGCTGGCTTGTATGGCTTTAAATCATCAAAGGTTAAATACTTTTTCTTACTTGCTTTCATTTTTCTCTTGCGCCTTTCTTAATATTTCTCTAGCAAATACATGTTCACCATTACCCCACTCTCTTATATAGATTTCAGTTATTTCCTCATCTGTTAGTGTCTTTGCTGGATGGGTGTAGAGTGGAATACTAAACCTTCCTATATTTAAAGTGCTTACTTCAAATGACTCATCACTCATCCACGCTACTGGTTTAGGACTTGGTAAATCAATTTCAATAGTTTCTAACTTATTTGGGTCTATTTCATAACTTGGTTCAGGGGTGTTGGTAATAGGGTGTGCCATTGAATTTAAAGATATTCCATCTTGTTGCTCTAGCTTGGTTGCTATCAAATATCGCAAGTCGGTATTTTCTTTCTCCAACTCTTCAATTTGCTCTTGTTGCGCACGGAGCATAATGGCGGCTTTACTTGCACCAACATACTTGGCGTTTTCAAGGTGTTGAATTATTTCAGCTAGTTCATTTGCGTTCATTTTTTTGTGCCTTTCTTAACTTGTTTTCAACCCAAGTACAAAATTTATCGCCCAGTTTGTATATCCAGCCATCTTTGCTAAAAAATTTAAGGTCGTGGCGAAACTCAATTAGTTCTTTTCGCAATTCGTATTCATCTTTATTCATTTCTCTTGTGCCTTTCTTAGTATTGCTCTAGCAAAATCTATTTGGTAGTGATGCCAATTCTTGTAATTTTTAAACACTTCATCTGCTACTTTTCGTATTTCCTCATCTGTTAGTGTCTTTGCTGGTGGTTTTTGCCATAACACTTCAACAATCCTATGTTCGTCATCTGTATAAGTAACGGCTAATAGTTCACCTGTTTCTTTACTTTTTTGAAGTGATAGGTGTAGTTCTTTTGCTGGATGGGTGTAAAGTGGTGTTGGACTGTCATCAATAGATAAAGCACAATCCAAATCAAAAAATACGCTTGTGTTATCGCCTATTGCAATCCACGCTACTGGTTCATTGTTCATCAGCATCTCCCATCTTCGTCACTAAATAGTTTCACCATAGTCGCATCAGTATTATTCTCATCAACGACAACTGCGATTCCACCGCCCTGTGTAATCCTATTCATGTGTTCAGCCTGTAATGCGGTTGGCTTGTTACCACCAGCCTTACACTCTATCGCTATGAACTTTCCTTTATAGCACACAAGAATATCGGGAACACCACTTGCGCCGTAACCAGCAGTAAACGGCATTGTGAAATAAATATCATTTAACTTTAAAAACTTCTTAACCTTATCTTTAACTTTCGCTTCGGGGGTTGATGCCATTAGCTTTCTCCTCTTAGTTTCATTAGTGATGGATACGGCAACACAATTACAAACCAACTGTCGCTTGATCGCCAGCCCACCTCTTGCATATCCTCATCTTGGCAAATGGATAACAATGCTATCTCATTTACTTCATGGTCTTGCAAGATTTGTTTATGCCTTGCAAGGATCATCGCCATCTTAGATTTGATTTCATCAGGCAACGTCTGCTCATCAAATTCCCTAGTAAACCCATCAGCAACATACAAGGTGTAATGGTTTCCTACACGACGTAGTGGCACACGATACAAGTCCCAGTTATATTGATGCACGACTGGACTTAGATTGTTGAGCATGGTGTGAGCATCCATGTCAGGTTATATTCATCTACACGAGTATAGGTAGCATTGATTACATCGAGGTCATTTAGGTATCCACTAGACTGTGGAATATAATTTGCGTAAAACTTCTCTACGTTTTTACCTTCGTGGTATACCTTGTGCATCAGCATGATGGGTTGTAGGTGTTCGTGATTAGATAAATCTTTCACACGCACAAAGGGTTTGACTACCTCAAACATATGACTATCTTTGTCTACCATCTTCACTCGCTTAACTGTGCCAATAACTAAATGATTCAAACTATCTGCGCCTATCGCATAAAACTCTGTGTCAAAGAATCTTTCAATATCTTTTTCTTTCTCTTCCTTGATTCTATCTATCTGATCTAATTTGTCAAGTTCTTTTTTACATTTTTCTAGGTCTAATGTATTAGGAGTTTCCCTAATAACTGCTCGCAATAAATCATGTATGTCTTCGACATCCAGCTTATTATTTTTATAAGTGTTGCCATGATGAGATTCAAGCTGGCTCTTGCCGATCTCAAAATTATTCGCATGACTTCTACGCATGATTTCATCAATAGGTGGAACAACATCCTGCCTTTTTAGAGTAGCCATCAGCGTTGAGAGTTTCTTACTATGGATAGTCTCTCGGTCTGAGGTGTCCGATCCACGATCCTTACGATAGAATGGGCTACGATAGTTATACACATCATGCCCATCTTCCTTATCTACCCACACCTTTGCTACTGCGAACGCACCAGTAGATTCGGTGAGTAAGAACGTATCATATTGACGACGCATAAGTGGATGAGGTTCTTCTTTAGTTAATACCTTGAGACCATACTTAAAGTTTAGTTCTTGTATGAGTCTCTTACATGGTGAGTTCTCGATTGATTCACTGAGCTGTTCAGTAGCGAATCCTTCTACTATGTATTTCATTTGCTTTCTCCTTAGTATTGTTCAACTTCTTTGCCATCAACATAAACTTCCACACCCCACTCGCTAGGTGGGTAATACTTACCAGCCTCATACTCTATGGGTTTCATGACTGTCGGGTTCTTGCTATACAACTCTTTGTTCAGCTTGCGTTTGAGATTACTGAACAGAACGTCTAACTGAATCTCTCTAGCATAGTAGTTACCTTTGCTAGGATTTGCATTACCTCTCGCATTGGCATACATATTCTTAATATCATAGGCGAGAAGAAAGCACACGCAGCTATCTAACGGCGCATCATTCAAGGACTTGTTAGCAAACTCTAATAGACGACACTTGTCCTCGTTAGTCATATACCAATTCTTATCATAGTCAATCCCCATCTGACTGCTGACATCAAGCACAGTATCCATAAAGGATTTCCACTCCATCGCTTTGAACATCGTCTCGTTGATAGTGTAGAAGTCTTCGTATTGCTTAAGAAATTCATTGGCATCTTTGCGACTGACACGACGACCTGTCAACGTATACTCGCTACTCTCATGCACTTTCATATCATCGCAATAAACTTTCATACCTTTGAAGATTGGATGGAAGAGGGGATCAGAGTAGTTCTGCCTATATACCATTCCACCATGTCGTGAACTCCTAAAGAACGTACCCATACTCCATTGACTAAGTAACATATTGTCGCCTTGCCCGTAATATGTCCCAGTAAACTCAAAGGTATTGTCCGAACGCACAATGCCAATCTCGCAAGGCACAGGTGTATAGCTGACATACTTTTGTCCTTCGTCTGCCCACTCTCGGTAATGAATCACACTCGGGTTAGCTTTATATTCTTCCTCGGTATGAATGTGCGCCTTATGACTATGACCATAGGTAATCACATACACCTTTTCGCCATCCCTTTCCTCTAAGTAAAAACACTTTGTGTTATGAGTTCTCTTGCCGATAGGAAAACGATTAGTAGTCCCACGATAAGGTTTCTGAGTTTTAGTGATCTCAGTAAGTCTATTCCATTCCAATGCTTTCATCTGCTTCTCCTTTAAAATGTTCATCAAGTTCTTCTAATACTTTGCGCCACATACCTACAATCATTTCATCGCCTTCATACTGATCTATTCTCTGTAATGCGTAGCTATACGCACCTTTACCATGATGTTCGATCAAGTCTTGCACGAGTTCATGTCTTATTCGTGAGTAGCCACCATCACCCATGATTCTCTCCTCTATCAAGTGCAGTCAATATTCCTCGCCACAACTCAACACCATGCCAGTCATCATGTTCTTGCGCTAATAACATTTTCTCTAACGCATATAAATGCGCATGGTCTGCACCATGAGTTTCTTTAAGCAAGTACACAATATCTTTACTAAATCTTGGGTCGTCAGGATGAGCCGAATACCATCGTTCTTCCTCTTCTGTTTCTATTTTTTTCGTCATTACATTCTTCCCAGTTACTCATCACCGAACATGACTTTCTTACCGCATGGAATGTCCAAGTCTTTGTTCTGAGTAATCATCCACAGGGTTGGTGGAACGATATTCCACTCGATGTCACTCTCCACATACCCATCAGTAAACACGATGACGGCTTCTGCGTTAATTTTCTTCTCATTGATATACTTGCTAACACACCCCACATGAGTACCACCACCGCCTAATGGTTTTAGTAGCGATGCAATAGATTGATACTGGTCGGACTTGAACAACTGCTCACCATGCACGTCGGTATCCCACCAAAGAACACGCACCGCATCAGGCGACACAAGATCGCAAATTGATGCCAGTTCCGTAGCAAACTCGGTAAGTTCTTTACCACCAATCGAACCCGACGTATCAATAGCAACGACCACCTCGCCGATAGTTTCGTTCTCCATGCTTGGCATATAAATATCATTTGCCATCTGACGCTTATTCATTCTGCGCCATGTGAACTCATCCTTGCCTTTCATAGTAGATGACACAAACTCACGCAACGCTTCTCGCCAATCTATCTTGGGTTCAAGCAGATCGCTGATTGATCTAGGAATCTTCCCACCCATGCGACCAGCCAACATACCACCCTCACGCAAGGCTCGGTCAATCTTGTCGTTCAACTCTTTGACCTCTTCGGGATTCATGTTCTCCCAGTCATGTTCGTCAAAGCCATCACCGCCCATGTTGTATTCCTTACCATTGGCAGTAATCTTTCCATCACCCTTATCTTGCTTTCCACTAGATGATGGACTGCTATCTGAATCTCCTTCATCAGAGTTACCACTGTTACCGCCCTCTTGAGGTTTTTGTCGCTGAGGATTCTCCTTACGGATATAGTTATAGACCTCACGCATATTCCAGTTATGAAAGAACGGATCGTATAGCGCACCATCAGGCAACTCCACCAACTGCTCGTTGCCACCAGCCACCTTGCCAGTAATATTCTTTATGATGTCGTTCACCACAAAGTCCGCCGCCATGTTTGCGATCTTGGCATCTTCCTTCCACATATCTTTACCACGAGGGATTTGTTTCAATGCCACATGAAGATTCTCATGCAACACCAGACCTCTAAGCTTTGGTTCGCTAATGATTTTCTCTAGGAATGGTCGAGAGTAACGCTTGTTTACACCATCGGTGTATGCCGTAAAAAGATTATCACTCACCTCACTCTTACCCATCAACATCACGCCCGAATAGAGCGCAGTCTCGTGGTGTTTCATTAAGGCAATATGCGCTTTCTTTAAGCGGACTTCCTGTTTGTTTTTGACTTCCATGATTAACTCCTCTTCTCAATAATTTCTACACGATCCCCATGATCTACTACATGGGCATCACCACTTGCTACTCGCTTAAGTTTGTGAACTGTGAACTGCTTAAACCCTTCCATATCATTACACTTGGTAACATACAGAATAGTCATCACTGATGCCCACACAATTAAAAACGCTTCGCTATAACTTATTTCCATTTCCATCACCTCGTGGATAGTTAATTAAAACAACTCATGGTTATTCTTAGCCCACTCTGCAATCTGCAGATTGTTGCGAGCCAACTTGATAGACTTTGTATTGCGCATCATCATAGTAAAGAACACCGCTTGCACCTCTGAACTAGGAATTTTATTAACGAAAGTCATGAACTTCGTTAGCTCATCCTGTGTCTCTAGCACGTCTACCGCTTGGAACATAATCATTAACTGCGCTGAGATTTCTTCGGGAACTTTAATGCTATCTGGAGATTTCACAATGTCCTTCACATCGACTAGAGTTTTCTCCAACGATAGGAACGCTGACATATCACCAGCACCGCTTGCACCGATAGTGCCAGCCAATGCGACCATCGTAGCGTTATCGCCTAAGTAATCTCTATTCTTCACGATCACATCGCACTTAGCAAGAGAACGAGGAGAACAGAATGACAGGGCAGTCTTCTTAGGATTGAACACATACGGATTGTCGTCTTGGTTGCCATCTCTGTAACTTGCCAATGTCCGAGGGAACATCGCAACGAAAGCACGAACAACACGAGAGATACCATTAGCTGATGACCACTCTAACCATTCATTAACTGTTGGCTTACTCATCTCCATGATGCACACACGATTACCAGCATGGGCAAGCATTGTGTCGCCTACCCCATCGCTTGCATTGTTTGATGTCCCGAAAACTATTGATCCACTAGGTAGTGGACGATCACCTACCATTCTTTCCAACATCAGACGGGTGAAGATAACTTGCAATAGCTTGGGAGACTTCATGAACTCGTCAAGTAAAATGACCTTTGGCTTAGGAGAGTCAAGCATGAAGAGAGATGACACATAGTATTCGAGGCTTTGGGTTTGGTGGTTTGGAATAGTCATACCGATGTCCGACATATCCTTGACAGGGCAGTCCACATAGATATAGTCATAGTCTTCGCCCAAATCCTGACGAATCATAGATAACAGAGAGGTCTTACCACAACCAGGTTCAGACAGTATGATTGGTGTGAGGTATGAGCCTATTATAGGAATGGTTTTGCGTAACTCGTTGATGGTTACTGTGGAATTGAAATTTAATTTAGACATTTGCTTCTCCTTATTTAGAATGTCATTACATCGTGGATTGGAAACTACCGAACTTGGAAAGAATATCGTCTATCCCTTCCTTAACATGATGGCGCACCGCATCGGAATCACGGATGTCCTCTGCCTTTACACCATTTAAAACTTTCTCTAGCGACGCACGAGCCAACTCTAATCCTGAATCATTCTTAAGATTAAATCGCTTAAAACTTTCGATGTAATCTCTAGCTTTTTGTAGCGTTCCCTCGTAAATTTTTCTGCGCTTGGTTCGCACTTCATTACCATACTCATACTCATCTACACCGCAACAATGACTGATGGACTCCATCACCTCGACCATGCGTTCTGACTGTTCTTGGGCAATCGAATCTATAATCCCTTGCGCTTGATTACTGAGTGTTGTAAACAAATCATCAGCGATGTCCTTAGCTATGCCACATCTAAAGTCATTCGTAGGCACTTCTGACACATACAGATTCAAGCTGAACTTCGTCTTGACTTGCTCTGCACTTGGATAGTCTGCACGATTGAACATAGTGCCTTGCTTGAAAGCCATATCCGACACGATTGAGTCATAGTCCGTTACCAATGAATCCACTAGGGCATGGAAAGCTATTTCATGCTCGTGATACTCTTGCTTGAACTTAGGCACATCAATACTTGGCAGTAATTGCTGAGACTGATTCCAACGATAGGTGCGACGCTGAAGCCAGTTATAGATGGTTTGCCGATAGTTAACGACTGCCTTATGTTTGGGATGATTAGCTAAGAGATTCTTAACATACCTGCCCGCGGACTTATCAGCGTTCTTTGAGGTAGTAACCTCATCACTGATACCCCGATCCTGTTTGGTTGCTGACCACACGCTGATGTCAACGCTGACTAGCACCGCACTACTCGCCAATGAGATTAAATGCTCAGGCATTTCTAGATTCATTTCCATTTACTTCTCCTTTACTTGATTAAATTGAAATCCACTACGACGTGGATCGCTATATAAAACCACACCAAAAACAAAAACAACTTGAACATAAATTGCTCCCTTCACTATGATAAGTATACTACAACTTTACATATAAGTCAATGGTGATGTATGACTTTTTTATATGACACTCGGTACTTCTTGGCGGTTAATTTGTTTCACATCCAATCCACAATTACCTGACGTGATACAGACACCCAGTCATAGTCGGCATTACCACCAACTTCCTCGACAATATCTTGGGCATCCTCTCCAACCCTTGCAAACGCATAGCCTAAATACTGTGAGTGAGGGTTATCTTCCTCGATCCAGTCTCTTGCCATTTGCAGTAAGTCCTCATGGCATTTAACGTCGGCATAATCCTCATACCACTTCACGTCTTCGGCTAGAAAATTTATTGCGCACCCATCTACATCAACTGACAAGTTATCGCTATCGCTATCATCAAAACACCTAGCAGTATCTTCATGTTTCATAGCTTGGGTTAGGAATAACTCGAACGAGCCTTTCAATTCTTCCTGTTTAGTGTCTTGGTTGTTAGGTGTAAAGCGTATTGAATACGCAACTGTTGATCTATAACCCATGATTGACTCTCCTTTTATAAGTGTTAAATCGCTTTGGTTCTTTTCCACTATGTAATGGATAGTTAAATAGCACCCTTACCATCCATGCCATCGCTTCGCTTTCATGCTTCATGTTCTTCTCCTATGAATGTTCTAACCCAGTCTATGTAGACTTCGTCAAAGTAAAACCACCTCGCCTCTCGCTTGCGGTTAGGTTTATCTATCGGGTAATTAACTAATAGAGCATGGTCGTCGCTACGGACTAGCTTGTAGAACTCAGGCTTATTAGGGTTGCGGTATAGCTTGATGATTTTCATTTCACCAACCCCCCTTTGTTGTTGAGTCCTACCAAGTCGGACTTGTCTGTGATAAGAACGTAATTGCTCTTGTGCATGGGAGCAACTGTGCGAACCACCTTCTTTGCGATCTCATCACCGCATGGACAACAAACTGCATAGCCCAGTCGAAAGCGTTGCTCGTCGTAGGTATCACCGCATAGCTTGCACTGTGGATTAAAAGTCTCATCAATCATGGTTTGCTCCTTGATTACCGAACGATGCTTCGTACTTGTCCAGCCAGTCGTTGAACTCCGCTTCGTAGATCGCCCACTCTTCGTCGCTATCTACCATTCCACGATTGCGTGGATCGAGGGTTGGTCGCCCTTTGCAAGCACGTTGTTCTTCGAACTCGATTAGGGATTGTTTAAGTTTGCCCATTTGTTTCTCCTTTGATTAGGTTATGTTTTCCACGACACCGTGGAAAGCTAAATAGTCGTTGAGCAACTAGCTACTACCGAAAAAGATCGCCCATCGACATTATTAGTATACCACAACTTGACATATAAATCAAGCTGGTATATGACTTTTTTAGCTGATACGATATCTTTGTTTAATGACTTTGGCATGAACTCCTTTTGGTCGTAGTAATACGTGGCTATCTCTTTCACCTTTGCCATACCTTGCGGCTAAAGTTTTAGGGTTCATGTTGAACTCCTGTGCCCATTCTTTGAGAGTCTTTGTTTCTTCTCCATCGCCTGTGTCATGCGTGATGTATACGCAATAACTGTTCTGCTCATCTTGGTCAGGGATTGGTGCAAATAAACTATCGCCTCGTTTGCCCTTGTTCCAACGACTGCGCAACACATCTACTGATAAGCCTGTCTTTTGTGCCCACTGCTTCATAGTGCGTGATTCATTCTTGAACTTATAAATTTGATTTGTAAACATGGTTTACCTTTCTTGTTAGTTTGGAAATTAAATTCCGTTTTTTGCGGAATATTCCAAGTATAAACCAATAGTCTACTAAAGTCTGGAACTTTATTTCTAATGTTTTTTGAGGGGTTAAGTGTATGATTTATATAGATATATTATTATTATTATTATTAAATAAATAAAAGAAAAGAAGAAAAATTCTATGTTCCAATAAATTTTGAGAGAGGACAATACCTTGCGTTACATTTTTGCATTGGGAAAACAAGCCTTGCTCTCCCACCTTTTTTATGTTTTTACCCCCCATCCTCTGCTAATCCGATTGGAATTTAGAATTTTCGTTGTAAGTCTTTGAATTTACTAAATAAAAAAATTCTAGACGTAGTAAAAATTCCGAGTCGGTTTTAGAACTTTTTTGGTCAAACACATAACGGCAAGCTAGTCACGTCGGGACTATGTGTAATTCAATTTCCACTACATCGTGGAAAGCTAAATAGCGACCTTGCACTATCAAATCTGATAATTCTAAATGACACACGCACACACGCGCTCTAAGACAAATAACTGGTTTCAAATTGGGGGCTTGTAAAAATCAGGGCGAAAAAAAGCCCCACCAGTCTAGGACTGGCAGGGCTAGGTCTTACTTATTCCATTGAACCATGAAAGCGTCAATGGACAACTTCAATCGCTTCTCATCAGCAGTGGTATCACCACGCTTGGAAGCATTTTTGCACTTCTGAATTAAACCCTGATCACCTTTGAATACTTCAATAATGCGGTGAGCAAAATCTAATGTAGCACCACGCTCTTTCTGTTTACCCTCATTGAGGATCGTACGAGCTTGACGCTTGAGATCACCTAAGCGATTAGAGCAATAGGTATTGATCTTGTCACGCCATTCCTTGATGACTGCGTGCTTGTATGGATCGCTAGTCTTTAGCTTGCCATACTCTTGCTGACTAAATGCAAAACAGTAGTCAGTACCAATCAAAACAACTTCCTTTTCCTTTTCAAGATCAGGATTAGAGCCGTCGATCAATAGGTAATGATCATTGATAACTGCGTACCGCTTGGCGGGATTGGTTTCGTTGAAGCGTAAACGATAGCCGTCATATAACTGCTCTTTAACTTCGTCGCCTACTTCGTCAGGGAAACCCTTACAAGTGGTTAAAACATAGCGAGCAACGCCACGCATTTTGTCGCTTGCTACTGCTTGCTTGTAAGCACCATCTTTTAGACTGGTGATCTGATCTTTTACTTCTACTGCTAGGGCTTTAGTAGCCATTTTGCTTCTCCTCATAAAATGAAGTACTGCGTTAATGACAAGCGAAATTGCCTGCCATGTAATACTTATAGCTGACACAAGGTCGTTAAGTAAAGTTTCACGCCTAAGTGGATAGCTAAACAGCGCGCTTGATCACGCCCTCACAAAGCCGCGCCCGACAACAAGTAACTGGTTTCAATCCCAGCTTGCGCTGGGTTGAGTGTTACTTGGTTAGAACCCAGCGAGCACCGAAGTCACCTTGCCATGCGTTGATCATCAGGTGTTGCTCATCCATACTGCGAACCCAAACCTTAGTCTCAAGGAACTTAGGTGTCTCGTTGATCTCCTCAACAGTCCAAGCACGATTACTGAAGTGAACTACATCACCGACTTGAACAGGTTGCATGTTGGTTGAATAGAATAGTTTGTACATCTGCTTCTCCTTTGTAAGTGGCAGAACATACTGCCATATGATCTATATAGCTGACCCACCCCTTATAAGTCAAGTTTGGGCGCGAAGTCCGACCCCCCACCCCCCGCTTTTTAGAAATGGTTCCATCTCGCCTCTCTACTCTAAGATTTACACAAATAACATCCTTAATTTTCCAAATTCGCCCCCATATTTATTTACCACTTATGACGTACTTATTGCTTAATTAAGGGGGGTATGACCCCTTGTAACTCTTTGTTCTATAAAGTTTTTCACTTAAAACACACGACCCCTAATTCATTTTATTAACTTTACTTATATATTGCTAAGTCCTTGATTTATATAATATTATTTTTCCAAACACACGACCCCCAATTCACCTATTTAATACTTTACATATTTATTAGGGTATACCCCTACCCCACTTCTTATTCCCACACACGGGTGTCAATTCTGCAAAACGAAATACCCCCCGTCAAAGGGACCCGCAAATAAAAAACGGGGGTATACTTTTATAAACACGTGAGGGTGTTTTGGGGACTTAAGTTAATAGTCCCCTTTTTTAAGTTAATAGTTAGTGAGTAAAAATAATCTTTACACATACTTAACAATTAAGATACACTCTGCGCATGGACACGTACATTCCAGACATTGAGCAGAACGTTCCTCTGCCAAAAAATGCCCAAGAAGCATTTCCTGCTCTCACGCCACAAGAAGAGCTAAACATGCGGGCTAATGTAGTAAAGCTAATGTCCGATTTAACAGGGCAGCCTATCGCTCCGACGCAAGAAAATGTCGAGCAAGCTAAGTCTTTAGCTGTGCAAATGGCATCTGACCCCAAGTTTCGCCCAAAATTTAATGAATACCCCAATGAAACACTAGCCATGCTAGCTGGCATGGTTGCCCAGATGAATGTTTCTATTGTGGATGAACTATCTGAACTAAAAACTTATGTAGTTAACCATCTATTGCATTCGGTTGAAGCATCTAAGGATGTAAAAACCAAGATTGCAGCTCTAAGAGCGCTTGGAGAGATAGATGGGGTCGATGCATTTAAGAAAAGAACCGAAGTTACTGTCAAAATCCAGACAAAAGAAGAGGTTGAGAGTGAATTATTGTCACTTTTGGATGAGGTTGAGGGTAAATATATAGATGTAGAAGCCAAAAACATAGTCAATAAAGACAAAAATGACTAGTAAATTGTCCCAAGAACAGCTATTTAAACTGCGTTTATTGGCAGAAAACCCAAAAACACCCCTTGATGTTAAGCGAAAAGCCAAGGATTTAATTGAAAAATACGATGAATTTCTCACCCAAGAGCGAGGAAAAGTATCCTTTTTGGACTTTGTTAAACACGTATACCCAGGCTATATGGTCGGGCAACATCATCTCAAACTGGCTCAAATTTTTGAAGATATTGCTAACGGTAAGAAAAAACGAGTCATTGTTAATATTGCTCCACGACACGGTAAGTCTGAACTCATATCCTACCTTGCTCCCGCCTGGTTCCTGGGAAAATACCCCCAGAAGAAGATTATCATGGCGTCTCACACAGCAGATTTGGCGGTTAACTTTGGTCGTCGCGTTAGAAACCTTGTCGGTTCAGACGACTATAAAGAGATATTTCCGCAAGTAGAACTGCAAGCTGACAGTAAATCAGCATCACGATGGGGAACAAACTTTAATGGTGAATATTTTGCAATCGGTGTCGGTGGCGCCCTTGCTGGTCGCGGGGCTGACTTGTTTATTATTGACGACCCGCACTCCGAGCAGGATGCTAAGACTGGAAGACCCGATGTATTTTTGCCTGCGTGGGAGTGGTTCCAGTCTGGTCCTCTCCAGCGTCTTATGCCTGGTGGTGCAATTGTTATCGTAATGACCCGCTGGTCAAAACTTGACTTAACAGGACAGATAGAGAAGCAACAAGAAGCAAATGATGACGTAGATAAGTGGGAAGTGATTCAGTTTCCTGCAATTAAAGATGACGGCGAAAGCCTGTGGCCCGAGTTTTGGCCTGTGGAGGAGCTGCTATCTAAGAAAGCCGCCCTAGATATTAGGTATTGGAATGCCCAGTACATGCAAAACCCAGTATCAGAAGAGGGTGCGCTGATCAAACGGGAGTGGTGGAACATCTGGGAAAAAGATACGCCGCCAGAGTGTGAGTTTATTATCATGTCGCTAGACGCGGCTCAGGAGGCAAATAACCGTGCAGACTATAACGCGCTTACGACCTGGGGTGTGTTTTTCAATGAGGAGGTTAACAATTACAACATCATCCTTCTCAACGCCATTAAAAAGAGGCTGGAGTTTCCAGAACTCAAGAAGCTTGTACTCGAAGAGTATAAAGCTTGGGAACCAGATGCGTTTATGGTCGAGAAGAAATCAAACGGTGCGGCGCTCTATCAAGAACTTAGGCGTATGGGGATCCCAGTCGGTGAGTTCACGCCTGGCAAGGGGCAAGATAAGATTGCGCGTGTTAACGCTATATCAGATCTCTTTTCGGGAGGGGTTGTTTGGGCGCCGTCGCACCGCTGGGCAAAAGATGTGATTGAGGAATGTAATGATTTTCCTAGCGGATTGAACGATGACTTGGTAGACTCTACAACATTAGCTCTGTTAAGATTCAGGCAAGGTGGATTCATTCGTCTACCCAATGATGAACCAGAAGACGACATGCTTTACAAATACCGCAAAAAAGCAGCGTATTATTAAGGATAAATTATGGCAATAGATAAGGCACTTTACGCAGCCCCTCAAGGAATAGATCAACTTGGCGAGGAAAGTGACGAGCCAGAATTAGAAATATCTATTGAAGATCCAGAGACTGTTGAGATTGGGATTGATGGTCAGCCAATCATGCGTATGGAGAAAGATGAAGAGCCAGATGGCTTTGATGATAACCTTGCTGAAGTTTTAGATGACAGATTATTAGCTACATTAGCTAGCGACTTAACTGCTGATTTTGATAATGACATAGCCTCTAGAAAAGATTGGATACAAACTTATGTGGATGGTCTAGAACTTCTGGGCCTTAAAATTGAAGAGCGTGCTGAACCTTGGGAAGGCGCCTGTGGCGTGTACCATCCACTCCTCTCTGAAGCAGTAGTTAAATTCCAAGCTGAGACCATGATGGAAACGATTCCAGCAGCTGGTCCAGTAAAGACTCAGATCATTGGCAAAGAAACCCCAGAGAAAAAAGCTGCAGCTGAACGTGTTCAAGACGATATGAACTATCAGTTGATGGACGTGATGAAAGAGTTTAGACCCGAGCATGAGCGCATGCTGTGGGGCTTAGGCTTAGCAGGTAATGCGTTTAAGAAAGTTTACTTTGACCCATCATTAGATCGTCAAGTATCCATGTATGTCCCAGCAGAAGATGTGGTCGTCCCCTATGGAGCTTCTAGCTTAGAGTCAGCTGAGCGTGTCACGCATGTGATGCGCAAAACAGAGAACGATGTGCGTCGCCTCCAGCATGAAGGTTTCTACCGAGACGTAGACTTGGGTGAGCCAGTTCAAGTAATGGACGAGATTGAGAAAAAGATTGCTGAGAAGCTTGGCTTTAGGGCAACTACAGATGATCGTTACAAATTATTAGAGATGCATGTGGAGCTTGACCTTGAAGGGTTTGAGCATACAGATGAAGACGGTGAACCCACTGGCATTGGTCTACCTTATGTAGTCACAATCGAGAAGGGTACTAATACTATCTTAGCGATTCGTCGCAACTGGAGACCAGAAGATGAGAAACACCATAAGAGAAACCATTTCGTCCATTATCCATACATTCCAGGCTTTGGTTTTTATGCTTTTGGCCTTATCCACCTTATCGGCGCTTTTGCTAAGTCTGGTACTTCTCTTATCAGGCAATTGGTTGATGCAGGGACACTATCAAATCTGCCAGGCGGCTTTAAGGCCCGTGGGATGCGAGTCAAAGGCGATGACACACCAATAGCTCCAGGTGAATGGCGTGACGTAGATGTTCCAGCAGGGACAATGCGTGACAACTTGTTACCACTTCCATACAAAGAACCAAGCCAAGTTTTATATAGTTTGTTAGGAACTATTGTAGAAGAGGGTCGTAAGTTTGCTGGGTCTGCAGAGATTCAAGCATCTGACATGAGCGCTAATGCGCCAGTTGGAACAACACTAGCAATTCTAGAAAGAACATTGAAGTCAATGAGTGCGATACAAGCTCGTATTCACTACGCAATGAAGCAAGAGTTTGGGCTTCTTAAAGACATCATCAGAGATTACACACCAGAAGATTACAGCTACGATCCAGTTGAAGGTGATCGTATGGCTAAACAGTCTGACTATGACATGGTCACTGTAATTCCTGTGTCCGATCCCAACGCGGCTACTATGGCGCAAAAAGTCGTGCAGTATCAAGCAGCTCTACAACTCGCTCAAACCGCACCGCAGCTCTATGATCTTCCACTTCTGCATCGTCAAATGTTAGACGTGTTGGGAATCAAAAATTATCAGAAGCTAGTACCGATGCCTGACGATATGAAGCCTCGTGATCCAGTTTCTGAGAACCAGAATATTTTGATGAATAAACCTGTCAAAGCATTCTTGGCGCAAGATCACCAATCTCATATCACGGTGCATATGAGTATGGCGCAAGATCCACATATCCAAATGTTGATACAACAAAACCCACAACTAGCTCAACAGATTCAAGCCGAGTTGTCTGCTCACGTAGCTGAGCACTTGGGAATGGAGTACCGCAAACAGATGGAGCAACGGATGGGTACGCTATTGCCCGCAGTTCCACAAGACCCAGATGATAAGGAGCCAAATATGTCTCCGCAAATGGAAGAGCAGATTTCTCAAATGGCAGCGCAAGCGGCAACACAGATGTTGCAACAGCATCAACAGGAAGCTCAACAACAGCAAGCACAACAACAAGCTCAAGATCCAATCATCCAGTTACAACAACAAGAGTTACAGATCAAAGCTCAAGAGCAGCAACGCAAAGCTAAAAAAGACCAAGACGACTTCCAGCTTAAGTTGGCGCAGATTCAACTTGAACGCGAACGTATTGCTAAGCAGCAGGAAACTGAAGGAGCAAAGATGGCTATCCAAGCATCATTAGCTAAGCATAAAGAGAAGAACCAACAGGAAACTGAAGGTGCTCGCATGGCTATTGATCTAGGTAAACAACGTGAACAACATCAGCATCAAAAAGAAGTAGCAACAATGCAGACGGATGTGCAAAGGGAGTTAGCCGCAAAACAAGCTGAAACCCAAGCGCGAACTAAAGAAATTAAAAAGGAAACGAAAGGTAAATAATGGACGCAAGCCAAGCGTTGGCTCATATAACACGACAGTTAGATGAAAGAATTTTGCAACTCCAAGAAAGTCTAGCAGACGACAACTGCAAAACAATTGAAGAGTACAAGAAAGTATGCGGAGAAGTGAGAGGTCTCTTTACCGCACGAAACTTTATAACGGACCTTAATAAAACGATGGAGAACTCCGATGAGTGACCAAACGGTAGTAGATTTGAGTCAAGCAATTGACTTACGAGCGGTAATGAAAGAAGCTGAAGATAAAGCCAAACAGCTTCCAGAACCAAAGGGTTATCGCATTTTGTGTGCAATCCCAGAAGCAGAAGAGGCTTTTGATAGTGGCATCCTTAAATCAGATGAAACTCGTCGGCATGATGAACTCCTAACTACAGTGCTATTTGTAGTCAAAATGGGACCAGATTGCTACAAAGACCCAGAGCGCTTTCCAACTGGACCTTATTGCCAAGAGGGCGACTTTGTGTTGACAAGGCCGAATGCAGGTACACGCCTTGTAATTCACGGTCGTGAGTTTCGCATTATTAATGATGATTCCGTAGAGGCTGTAGTCCAAGATCCTCGTGGGATTACTCGCAAATTCATTTAAGGAGCTATAAATGCCAGACGAATTTAAATTTCCTGATGAAATAGAAGATCAGGGTAAACCCGTAGATACTAATCAAGATACTGATGATAATGATGATATTAGTATAGAGATAGTTGACGATACTCCTAAAGAAGATCGTAATAGAAAGCCACTTGAGCCAGAAGCTAAGGCGCAATTGGAGAATCTAGACGAGTCTGAAGAGTATTCTAAGAATGTAAAAGACAAGTTTTCTCAGTATAAAAAGGCTTGGCATGAAGAAAGACGTGCTAAAGAAGCAGCGTTGCGCGAGCAACAAGAAGCTTTAGCGGCGGCGCAAGCAATCCTAGATGAGAATAAACGACTCAAAAAACAGTTGCAATCAGGTGAAAAAGAGTTAAATACTGCGTCTAAAGATGCAGCAAAAGCTGAGTTAGAAAAAGCTAAAAAGGAATATAAGGATGCTTATGACTCTGGTGACTCTGATAAGTTATTAGATGCTCAAGAAAAGCTAACTAAAGCTCAGATCAAACTTGATAAA